GCCTTCTGGCTGTGCATCTGAAGCACCAGCGGAGCCGCCTCTGCCGCCAATCTGGCAACACGGGTCTCCAATTCTTCAGGCAAATCATCGTCTTCTTTAGGCAGATCAACCCCCATCTGCTTCTCAATGTCCACGCGGTATTTAAACGCCATATGCTCCATCAGGTGAGCCTGTAGGGCTTGCTGAATTACATTAGCCAAAGGCGTTTGACCGATAATCTTCTGCATATTGGGGTCTTGCGCCGCTGCCAGATGGACCGCGAGATGGGCGTCGTGATCCTGATATAGGAAAGCCCGAACAGGCTTGCCATTTAACAGGTTCATGTTCTCCATGACAGGGTCTCTTGGCTTGATATCGTCCTTATCCGGGACAATAACGGAAGCATTCTTCATCCCCAGCACCCTCAATGTCTCGCGGTGGAGTTCCGGCAAGTCATAAAGCTGTGGTGCGTTCTGAGAAAGCTGCAAAGCAGCCTGATATTGGGCCATTCTTTGCGCTGAACTGGACGAATTTGGGTCAGAAACGGGAATAATGTCGCAGTGATCGTAGTCAGACTGCTTGATCTTGCGCCCTTCATCGGTCTCGTAAGCGTATTCCTCGGGGGTGTAATCCCGAATAATGTTACGAAGTAGCTTGAATTCCTTCTTCATTGAGGCGTGTACACGGGCTTGAACCGCAGACATCACCTTCATCATGCGTTCGATAATCGCCAACGTAGTCCCAACAGGGGCTTGTTGGTTCATATCAGCAACCTTCATGTCCGCCGTAGACGCCAATGAGCGTCCTTCGTCTACGATTTCCTTGAAAAGCAGGAACAGTACGTTTGAGGGTTCTTTGTACGGCAGGTTGACAATATTGTCCCTAATAGTCCCTGCCGGTACGTCCACATCCCTGAACTCACCCGGGGCGATAGGGGTGTCATCACCCTTAATCCTCAGACCTCTAGCTTTCAGTCCTCCGGGCAGGTTGGCTAGTGTCCCAGCGTCAACCAATTGTCTAAGGGTAGATGTCGCCCCTTTTGCATATCCCCCTAGGATATGGACGTATCCAAACCCATACGGGCCGATTCCGGGGATGAACGTGTACTGAACGAAGTGTTCCCGCTTGCGCTTAGTCTCATCTTCTGGTTTCCAGTTGCGGTAGATAGACCAGATGTTGCCTTCGCTGTCCAAAGTAACCACGTAAGGCAGGGCTATGCCCGTAGGTTCACCGTCCTCTTCGTCCTCAAACCCCTCAATATCAAGCTCTATGTGGCATTCGTACAGCACATAACGGCTGTCTTCTGACCCACTAACGCCAGACATCGTCTGCTTTTTCTTCTCTATCTGCCCAATTTCCTTGTTGGGTTCACCCAAATCACGGTCCAGATAGAACCCGGATTGAACAAGCTTACGGATTTCATTCTCCGTCTTCTTCATCATTTGGGTGATGCGCGGACAGTTTGATATCTCAGTCGTCCCGTAAGGGATGTAGACATCCTCTGCTGGGACAAACATCGATACCTGACGGTTTAAACTGGGATCAAAGTACACCTTCTTGAAGGCAGAGCCGACAAAACCCAAGTTCCAAAGCATCCGCTCATGTTCCGGACGGTACTCACACATATTATCCGTGAGTTGCCAATTCATATCCTCTTTGACCCGGGTGGCAGCTTCGTTCTTATCTTTAGTGTCTTTGCCAATGATCTTGGTCTGAACCGGTCCCGTAGCTGGGAAGGTTTCCATAATCATCTCAGCTTGGAACTTAATGACTGCCTCAGACATGAGGCTGTGGAAGACGCCACAGGCACCCTTCCACGGTTCCGTCTTTTCCTCTATCTTCATGCCCATCAAGGACATGCCGTCAGTCACGGTCTGCTCCCAATCCTTACGGGAGTTCTTGTCGATCCTGATGTCATCCATCAGATCGGATGCTATTGAAGTAAGGACGGTTTCCGGGATTACTTCTGCAAGATTCTGTGAAAACGATTCGTCTTCATCCATCACAACTACCGTTACCTCAGTCGCCTCTTCATCCGGCAAATCGACCTCGACCGGAGCAGCATTGTTGATCTCTTCCAACGTAATAGGCGACAGAGTCTTATCCATTTATTCCCATCCTAATAGTAGTTCCTAGCTTTCCTCGGCTTAGGCTCGTCATACTCATCCGTAGGGAGGCGAATAAAACCACCCTGACGATAACGAATCAAAGCCTGACTCATAGAGTCCACCAAGTCGTCATGATCACCATTCGGAAAGTCTGCCGTTTCTTCAATTAATTCATGAGCAAAGCGAGTATCCGGACACCAAATTACCCCAGAAGCAAACAAATCCGATATAGCGTTTACACGGGCAATCTTATCATTACCTTTGGATGGGACAAATTCCTGCACAGGTATCCCCATACTTCTTAGTTCTGATATCAATGGCTGACCTGAAGCCTTAGCTTCCACGATCAAAGTGTCAGGATTAAACTCCTTATAGTGTTTAAATGCAACCTCCTTCAATTCCGGAAATTCCATCTTTGCTTTAAACGAATCCAAAAGTATGACGTTTGGCAGCATCTTTCCCGTCTTTTGGTCGTCTTCCTTGTAGAAAACACCCCAAGTTGTACAGGCTGAGTAATCAGCTCTTTCCGATTTAGTGAAAGCCGTATCCCAAGACTGAATGACGTACTCGCAATTTGGAGGGTTATCCTCCTCCCAGAACTTCCACCAATCCTTTTTTATCATCGCCGTCTCGGACGATGTAGGCTCCTGCTGGTACTGCGCCGCCCAGAATCGTGGATGAATAGTGGCTTTAGTCCTCTCCAACTCATCCAATGACCAGAACTCAGGCCATACAGGATTGCCCGAAGGCATAATCGCGGGGAACTCTACAACCTCCCATTGATCTGAATCCGGGTTCTTCGCCGAATAGTCCAGCAATCTACCGGTCAAATCACGTTTAGACCATCTTGTCATGATCAGCAATATGGCCCCTCCGGGCTGTAGTCGCTGTCTTGGACCGGTCATATACCAATCAAAGGTACTGTCAAACGCATCTGAGTTTAAGTTCTTCCCATCCTGCTCCGAATGAGGATCATCTATGATGATCAAATCCCCACCGTATCCCGCTACCGCTCCTCCTACGCCCACAGCGAAGTAACTACCACCCTTATTCGTACCCCACTTACCAGCCGCTTTGGAGTCAGCCTGTAGGCTCACATCCTTAAACACAGAATTAAACTGTGGCGCAGCAACCAAATTTCGCACCTTCCTACCAAACTCCAACGCTTTATCCGCCGTATGGGAGGATTGAATAATCTTCTTATGGGGGTACCTACCAATAAACCACGCTGGCAGCAAATAGCTGCCGAACTCAGACTTGGTGTGTCTGGGTGCCATATTGATAATGAGTCTCTTTATCTTGCCGTTGGCTATACCCTCAAATTTCTCAGCCATTATCTTGTGGTGTCTTCCAGATATAAACTCATCTGAAATAAAGTGGGGCCACATCAACTTTACAAATTCCATAAAGTTCGTCTTCGCCTTCTGCTCCTGAGTTGTCTTCTTATAACTTTCCAACAACCCTAATATCTCCTCCTTTTCAGCAGGAGTCATATGCGGTAACAGCGAAGCTATGTCTTCAATCATATAAGTCGGTCAATCCTTACACCAGCCGGTTTCAACGTTCTGTGGTTACCCTTATCCCTCACCAACACTTTGTCAGCTATTAATCGTCTGGCTATCCTTTGTATATTGGATTTAGTCTTTAAACCTAGCCCATCAGCTATATCCAAATAGCTAGGTCCATATCCATACTTCTGCCAGAAGTATCTAACGTATAGGTACACGTCTCTTTGTCTTGGTGTCATAGGTATAGGTAGTCCTTTAATTGAATACTTTTGTCTACCTTTTGTTTGCCACCGGGGGGTGGGGGTCGTAAAGTGATATGTGATCATAGGGGTGGGGGTTAATTTTGTGGAACACACCGTCAAAGCATCGCGCTACGGGCCACTTTGACAGGGGTTGGTGCCCCATCCGTGGGTCATTCCAGCCCCGTTTAAACGAAAGCTACCCCTCGTCTTTCTCTGTGTAAACAACGGGTTGCGCTGCGTCAAGCTCATCGACAGGCTCATCGATCACCTCACCTTCAAACACCTCCTCCTCATCCTCGTTTACACGTTGCGCCTCACCTTGCAGCGTCCTCCCCTTGATTGCATCGAGCAGCATCATGATCCTGTGTTCAGCATCACCGGCTTGCACTGTGATCTCCGCCTTGTCGATGAAGAGACCTGCTGTTTTGCCTATGAGTTCAAGCGCCCGTATTCGTGCGCTGTCCCCAGCATCTGAGCTTTCCGCTATCAGTCTATCCAGTACCCAATCCCTGCGCTGTGCCGCGCTCATCAGTGAGCCTCGCACCACAGACTCCGTTGCCACTGCTATCGCGGCCTTGATTGAAGGGCGCTCGTCTAAACGCCTACCGAATCCACTGGCTTGTTCATGTGGTCCCATTGTGTCTGTCCATGCCTCTGTGGGAGACGCGCCATTGGCTCTTGCCAGCACGTAGTCACGGTGTCTCGGTTGTACCCTGCGAAGTGCTTCTGTCACTGTGCTTGCCTCCTGACGGGAGATGATTCGCCGCACTGCTCCGGCACTCGT